CCAGGGCAATGCGAAGGAACTCCATTGGCTGCTGCCTGGCGCCATCACACCGCGCCTGACCTACTTCAGCATTCCGTTCGGGCCGACCGGGCACCATCCGGGGAAGACGAGTAAGATGCAGGCGCACTTGATCAAGAGTCTTCACCTTACCGGTGCGCACAACGAGTACGGTACCACCGAGGGGCAGATCGGCCAGAACAACCGGCGGTATGGCCATGTAGAACGGGCGCTCAACGGCGACGACGAACACAACCGTAAAGGCCGCCCGTCGTTCCTGTGGGAGATGCTCTTGATCCTAACGTCCGTGGCCGCATGCGCCGAGGGCACTGTCCTGGTGCACCTCAAGAACTTCGTGCTCAAGCATGAGTTGGTGCGGCTCGACAATGACACTATTCTTTTAGCAGAGGACTGTGACTTGAAATACCGTGGGTACTGGCTCCGTCCGATCCGACCTGGGTTCTTTCAGATGATGCACAAGAAGAAGAACCCGGCCTACCCGCTGGTACAGTACGAGACGGTTTTGGTTTTTGACGCATGATGGGGCGGTATCCAAGTGGGCGAAGGAGGCCGAAGCGGCCGAGCGCGTGGGGTTCGAGTCCTCCACGAGACCAGGTAGGTCGCATGAAAATGCGCGCTCCACGCAGGTTCGAACCCTGCCCGCTCCATATTACGAGCTAGTGAGTCGAGGGCGTTGGGTATAAGAACAACCCCCAAGTAGCCGAATGGCCGGGCGTATATATCGCGGACGCTCTCGACTCGCTACAACTTAGGAGGTAAGCATGTACGATGTGGTCATCAACAGCACCGACGACCTGGAGGCGATCGTCCGCCTGATAAGGCAGCGCCTCAAAGCGGGCCGCGTACCCTTGCGGATCAAGGTCACCGAGGAGCGCAGCCCGACCAAGAACGAACGCCGCGAACGAGCCGGCCTGCGCAAGATCCTGGAGTAGCCACCATGTGCGCCCTAGAAAACATGTGGCTTGAGGCGCACGGAGACGAGATTGAGACGGTACACGTCGAAGGGCGGTACCGCGCCGCGATAACGATCGAAGGGAAGCCCTACATGGTGGAGGCCAAGACCGAGCGCGAGGCGCTTACGCGGCTGTACACGCTAGTCGTCGTACACCGTGGCCTACGCGGCCTGAGTATGTAAAATAAAGTTTAATTCTAAACATCAAGTTTAACTCCGCCTCCGGGCGGGGTTTTTTCATGCGTTTACTCTTAGAGGGATGGAGGTTGCACATGTATAACCTAAAAGTCGAGTCGCACTTCGACTCCGCCCACCGTCTACCAGATCACCCCGGCAAGTGTCGTCGGCTCCACGGCCACCGCTGGAAGGTAATAGCCAGCTTGACCGTACCCGATAGCTGTCTTAGCGGCACGACCGGCATGGTGCTCGACTTCGGCGACTTCAAGAAGGCGCTACGGTCGATCACCGAGGAGCTGGACCACCGCTGCCTGAACGACTTTCTCAAGCTACCGACGGCCGAGAACCTGGCCTGGTGGATCTGGGAGCGCGTGGCCTCCGCCCTCGGCAACATGCACCCACACCTACCTATAGAAGCCGGCTTGTCGATCCTCATCGACGAGTCACCCGGCTGCCGCGTCACCTACAGCAAGGGAGGTTCATGGTGAGGTACCCCATCGCCGAGATCTTCTACAGCGTACAGGGCGAGGGGGTGCACGCGGGCTCACCGGCCGTGTTCGTGCGGCTTTCCGGGTGTAATGCGGGGTGCAAGTTCTGTGACACGAACCACGACCCGCAGATGTGGCTGAGCGAGGCCGAGATCGGCGAGCACGTCGCCGAACTGGTCGGCAACCGGAAGCCGATGATCGTTATCACGGGCGGCGAGCCTACCATACATGACCTCGGCCCGTTGACCGGCGAACTCGGCTACATCCGCCGGTACTACATCGCGCTGGAGACCAACGGGATCAACGAGCCCCGTGGATACATTCATTGGGTAGCCGTTTCCCCGAAGCGCCCGTACGCCCCCGGTCACAGCTACCACCCGAGCGAGTTCAAGTTCATCATGACCGCCGACGGCTGGCTGGTCGACCCGACCCCGTTCCTCGCAGCGTACCCAAACGTCGAAGCAGCATTCATCCAGCCTGTGTGGGGCTCGCCTCAAGCCTTCGCATTGGCCATACAGAAAGCGAAGGAGAACCCATCGACATGGCGGCTTGGAACCCAGACCCAGAAGTATTTGAAGTTACGGTAGATGAGGCACGCGAGGCCGTCCGCACATTGCTCCGCTATATCGGGGAGGACCCCGACCGAGAAGGGCTCCTCGAAACACCCGACCGCATTCTCCGCGCGTATGGCGAACTACTTTGTGGCTACAAGCAGGACCCCGTCGCGATCCTACAGAAGTCGTTCGGCCTCGGCCCCTACGACCAGATGATCGTGGTTAAGGCGATCCCGTTCGTCTCATGGTGCGAGCACCATTGGATGGCATTCGTTGGCGTCGCGCACGTCGCCTACATCCCGTGCGTAGTAGACGGCAAGGGCGCCCGCGTCGTCGGCCTGTCGAAGGTCGCCCGCGTCGTGGACGTATACGCGAAGCGGCTTCAGATCCAGGAGCGCATGACCCTCCAGATCGCGAACGCACTGGAGACGGTACTGGCCCCCGAAGGGGTGGCCGTCGTCATCGAAGCTACGCATCAGTGCATGTCGTCACGGGGCGCGCTCAAACGCGGCGCCGGTATGGTGACGAGCGAGATGCGCGGTATCTTCCGCGACGACCCACGAGCCCGGGCAGAGTTCTTCATGCACATCAAGGAGGGCGCATGATCTGGCTTTCCGCATTCTTCATCGGCGGCCTGGTCGTCGCGAACGTCGTGGGCGCACGGATCATTTTGATCTGTGGCGTACCCTTATCGGCGGGCGCGGTATCATACCCCGTCACGTTCCTCTGTACCGACATCGTGTCCGAGGTGTACGGGAAGAAGGCCGCCGCACGTATGGTCTGGGCCGGGTTCCTCGCCTCCGTCTTTGCCAGCGCATTGGTCTACCTGTGCGGCTGGTTCCCCGAAAGCGCATTGTCATCCGTGGGCTCGGCTTACTATGCGGTTCTCGGCGCCTCGTGGCGAGTCACCCTGGCGAGCATGCTCGCATACCTCACGAGTCAGCACATGGACGTTCACCTGTTCCACTGGTGGCGGAAGCTCACCAACGGGAAGCACCTGTGGTTGAGGAACAACGGCAGCACGATGATCAGCCAATTCGTCGACAGCGCCATATTCGTCGTGGTCGCGTTCGGCGGCCTCATGTCGCTCGCCGCATTGTGGAGCGTCGTCGTCGGGCAGTACCTCGTGAAGGCCGGGATCGCGCTACTCGACACCCCGTTCTGTTACCTCGGCGTGTGGCTGTTCCGGCGGCCGCCCGGCGGGTGTGGCGGGAACTGCGCATGCCGAGGAGGTTAGAATGCGACTTTACTTCGCCGCCGGCTGTGAGGGCCTCTACGAAGTAACCCGAGCGAAGTATGCCAACGCCCCGTGGCGGAAGAAGCTCGTCAAGCATGGCGCCGGCGCGTCCCTGTTCGACACGTTCCTCGCCCACAAAGGCGACTCGCAGCGCGACCTGTACGGCGTCGTCCGAAACATGATCGGGAACGACGGCTGGATCACCTGTGACAGCGGCGCGTACACAGTGTTCGCCGCATTAGGGCTTACGACCACCGTGGGCGCCAAGAAGCTACCGTTCGGCGGCGACTATGACGCGTACTTCAAAGCGTACCTTGAATGGGCCGTCGACAACGAACAGAATGTGGACTACTTCGTCGAGCTTGACCTTCAAGAGCTGGTCGGCCGTAAGAAGGTCGACGAGTGGCTACGGCTGTGGCAGAAGGCGGGCCTCGCGCACCGCGTCATCCGCGTGTGGCACGGGAACGTCGACTCCGCGCGGGACTTCGAGGACATGTGCGCCACGACCCCGAGCCGTTACATTGCCATCGAAGGCTTACGCCCTGGACGCGCGGCCCTCCCATACCGCGAGATGGCATTGCGCGCCTACAGCGAGCAATGCAGGCTCCATGGCCTCGCGCTCTGCAACAGCTCGGTGCTGCTTCAGGCGCCGTTCTACTCCGTGGACATCTCGTCGTATCTCGGGCCCCGTCGTTTCGGCAGCTTCATTTTTTACGACCCGCGCAAGTTCGCGGTACAGACCTGTCGCAACCCACAAGAGGCACTACGCCGTGGGCTACTCACCCCCGACGACATGGCTACCCTGGCGCAGACAGGCAAGGGCGCTCCGTGGGGGATGCGCGGCGGCAAGGTCCGTTTCGTACATGGCATCGGCGAGTACCGGAAGATGGAGAAGCACTTGACGGCGCTATGGAAGGCGCGCGGCATCGACTGGAGTAAGCTCGACAAAGGAGGAGTATGCCTCGGTTTGAGATCGTAGTCACATTGCGGTTCGAGGCCACGCATTGTTGGCCAACGTGCCCGTTGAAGGGCGTCGCCTTCCTCCGGCACCCGCACCGGCATGTGTTCCACATTCGTATACAGGCGCCGGTCACCCACACCGACCGCGACCTGGAGATCATCGAGTTCAAACGGGCCGTGCTCCTGTACCTGGAGGAGCGGTACCCGTCGCGCGACCTTGGTTCGATGTCATGCGAGCAGCTCGCGCAGGAGCTTCTCGTCATATTCGAAGCGAGCATGGTCGAAGTACTGGAGGACGGCGAAAACGGCGCCGTCGCGATAAAGGAGTAGCATGGCCGAGATCAAGGGCAAGCTCGAAATTGTCGACATAGGCAAGATCAAACCGAACCCGTGGAACCCGAATAGGCAGAGCGCCGGGATGTACGCGAACCAGCTCGCGTCGATCAAGTTACATGGGTTCATTCAACCCGTCATAGTACGAGAGGTAAAGGGTGGGTACGAACTGGTCGACGGGGAGCACCGTCTACGCGCGGCCACCGAACTCGGCATGGCCAAGCTACCGATCTGGAACCTGGGCCCGAAGACCGAAGCGGAAGCCAAGATGTTGACCGAGGTTTTCATTCATCTGCACGGCTCGCCGGATCTCGTTCTGGAAGCGGAGTTGATCAAGGCCCTGGTCGAGGAGCACAAGGTCGACATTGACACCCTGGCCCACGCGATCCCGCTCACGACCGAGCAGATCACCGAGCTGTACCAGTCGCTGAGCTTCGACTGGGACGCCATGCAGGCTCCGCCGCCGATACCACCGCCACCGCCATCAAACCCGGAAGGCGCCGTCACGAAGGCGCAGGCAGCCGGCGGGAATGTAGTGACGCCACCGCTTATCACACCGCCCGCGAGCGGCCCGGACAAGTTCACGATCGTCGTCGAATGTACCGACGAGGAGCAGCAGGTCGAGCTACTGGAGAAGCTCCAGGCGGAAGGCTACACGGCAACCGGAGGGGCGGTACTGGTCGATGAGTAAGCAACCCGAGATCCGAGGCGAACTAAGCATTGTGGCCATAGCGCATGTCGCGCCGAACCCGTGGAACCCAAACCGCCAGGACGAGGCGACCTACCAGAACCAGCTCGCGTCGATCCAACGGTACGGGTTCATACAGCCGATCGTCGTCCGCGAGTTGGCGCCAGACAAGTACCAGGTGATCGACGGCGAACACCGCCTGCGCGCGGCCAACGAGCTGAAGATGTCCCGCATTCCGATCTGGAACCTCGGCAAGAAGTCGGACGCCGACGCCAAGATGTTGACCGAGGTTTTCATTCACCTACGCGGGAACCCTGACCTGGAGCTGGAGGCCAAGCTGATCCGCAGCTTGACCGCTGATCACAAGGTGTCCATCGCCGCATTGGCCGACTCGATCCCGCTCACGGCCGACCAGATCGAGAGCCTCGACAAGTCGCTCGACTTCGACTGGGAAGCCATGAAGGAAAAAATGAACGCCGCCCCACCGCCACCGGCGAGCCCGCCGGAAGCCGGCCCACCAGCGGGTTCTACGAGCAACGCGCATTTCGTTTACCGCGTGTTCATTGAATGTGACAACGAGAAGCAGCAGCTCGCACTGGTGCACCGGCTCCAGGAGGAGGGCTACAAGTGTAGGGTGTTGGTGAATGACTAAGAAACTACCGACCGCCACGGGCGTCCGTCAATCGGCGATCATGATGCAGATCACCGCGCTGGTGACGGAGCGTGGGCTCGACGCCAAGACGCTGGCCGCCAACATAGGGCGGCCGGCGAAGCACGTACAGTCATGGCTCGACGGCCAGGCGTACCCCGACGTCGCCGCGCTCGAAGCCATGCTGCGCGCGGTCAACCTGGTACCGGTCCTGGTCGCGTCGCAAGACTACACGCAGGGCGGGCACCTGCGCGACATGTTGGACGCCCGAGAGCGGCAGGTGTACGACACACTACCGACGACACCGCGCGACGTACTATCCGCGCAGATGCAAGACCTACAACTACAACGACTACGACTCGAAAACGTGTACCAGCTCGGCCTGATCAAGGACTCGAAGTACTTCGAAGCCGTTCTGGACCTCGTGCAGCACATGCGCATGTTGGCCGACAGTATCACTCGCATGACCCTGGCGGCTGGCGCGGCTGGTCGCGGCGGCTACGACGACGTGGAGCACACGTACGGGTCACCACGAGGCACGGCGTACGACGAGAAGCGGGTCGCGCGGATCAAAGATCACGACCCGACGGAGAAGCGCAAGGCCGCCAAGGCAGCCGAAAAGGCAAAAGCGAAGAAGAAGAAAAAGAACACCCGCAGTAAGCTCGCACCGTCTGTCAAAAAGTAGCATGGCTCTGTATTCCTGTCTAGGAGCGGATCGGCGGCGTCCCCGCCAAAACCCGGAGTAGGAGCGGCTTCTGGCCACGCTGAACCAAATATATAAGAAGGCCCGAAAGGTACAGCGCGAGTGCTACACCCCGAAGCGGCCCTTGACGCTCGACGAAGTACAGCATTCCGACACGGTACGCCGCTGTCTGCGTGTACACTACGGGATCCTACCAGACGAAGAGCAGATGCGGGTTATAGACTCACCGCATCGGTTCAAGGTTTGCGTGTGGGGCCGGCAACGTGGCAAGACCATGTCCGCATTGCTCTGGCTTATCAAGAGGGCACTGGAGATCCCGCAGTCCACGCATTGGTACGTCGCGCCAACGTACAAACAAGGGAAGCGCGCTGCGTGGGATAAGCTACTGAACATTTGCCCCGTCGGTATCCGCGCCGCCAAACCACATGGCTCCGAGCTGTCGGTCACGCTCATCAATGGCAGCAAGATATTCGTCGTGGGTGGCGACGACCCCGATAGCTTGCGTGGCCCGTCGCTACACTCCGTTGTCCTCGACGAGTACGGCACGATGCGGCAAACCGCATGGACGCAGGCGATCCGGCCCATGCTCTCCGCCACCAACGGACACGCGTTATTCATCGGCACCCCGAACGCACTGCGCGGCCCCCACCTGGAGCAGCTTTGGATGGAGGTCACGGCGGGGCAGAAGCCCGGGTGGCTCGGCTCGTTTCAAACCACATTGCAGGCCGCGTACATTACGCAGGAAGAAATCGACGACGCACGGGCCTCGCTTCGAGACTGGGAGTTCCGCCAAGAGTTCGAGGGGGAGTTCGTCGAGCTGGCCGGCCGCATTTGGCCCGAGTTCGTCGACGAGCTGTACGAGGACAACGACGAGGGCTGCCTCACCCCGTCGCCCGAGGGCGCACGACAGATCCCGGCACCGAAGGGATGGGACGTCGTGTGTGGCCTCGACTGGGGCCATGTGCACCCGTTCGCCGCCATCTGGATTGCGGTCGGCCCGTCGCAGCAGATCCAAGTCGTCGCCGAGTACGTCGACAAGGGTCACCGCATGGCTGAGCGCGCCAACGCCCTGACCGAGATCAGTAAGATGTACGGTGGCGTCGATAACGTACGGTTCGTCGGCGACCCGAGCCGCGCCAAGGAGATGGCGCAGGAATGGGCGTCCGAGGGGATCCACATTGAAGGCGCAGTCAACGACGTCGAACGAGGCATAGAACGCGTCGGCCGCTTGCTCGCGCACGGGTACCTGTACGTCCCGTCGTGCTGTATTCTACTTCGCCAGGGCATGCTGCATTACAGCTACGATCCGCGCTCTACGCGGGTTCGCGTACTAAAAGAGAACGATGACGAGTGTGACGCATTGAGGTACGCCTGCATGGCAGTACCACCGCCCGCGTTACTCTCAAGGCCAGAGGAGCGTGATGTTGATCGCGTTCCGTATTGGGAGGATGATCCGGTGTTCGTCGAAAACTGGGACGAGAATAGTTGGGAGTTACAATGGGACGTGTAGCCAAGAAGCCGGCAAAGAAGCCCGCGAAGAAGAAGGTCGTGCGGAAGAAAAGGGCGCAGCCAATAAAGAAACGGCCGCCCGACTACACGCCCGACATGGTCGAAGAGGATAACTGGAATAAGTTGTCGCCCATCGAGGCGGCGGTCCTCGAAGAGTTCGTCGAAGATCCTATCTTCGTCGGCCTATGCGCGGATCAGGAGGTCACCTCCGAAGCGTTGAAGTACGCGGCGGAAACCGAACGCTCCAGCCTCCGCGACATGATGGAGCGGGGCGTCCGTCCACCGAGGCGGCTCGTCAAACAATCGGAGCGCGAGACCGTCGCCGACCTCGGCCGCGACGACCGTGGCTGGGACAACCTCAGCAACCGGGGCTCCATTCTCAACTGGACCAACAGTAACCGCGAACGCGTCCTGAAGCAATGCTGCCACCTGTACTACCGCGACCCGATCGCCCGCAACGTCATCCGCATTCTAACCTACCTCACCGTCGGCAAAGGCATGCGGGTCACGTTCGAAGACGAGAAGGACCAGGAGCGCTGGGACCTGATCGCCGAGAACAACGACTGGGAGCGGCGTTACCGCGACATCATCGCGAACACATACCTGCTCGGCGAATGGTTTCAGCTTCGTTCGCCGCTCGTCGGCAACACATGTTGGGACGACACCAAGAAGGTGGACCGGCCGAACCGCGACAAGCTGGTGTCCAAGGTGTCGAAGATGGACGCCGACCAGATTACGCTGAACCATCTCACCCCGTTGGAGGTGCTCGACATTATCATGTCGCGGCGCAACCGCGAGATCATCAAGGCGTACAAGTTGCGTGACGACACGCGGCAGTCGATCGACGCGGCCGACAAGACCGGCGGCGGTAACGAGCGCGAGGGGTGGCCCGAAGCATTCTGGGCCACGGACGTAACGCATTTCAAAATCGACGACCTCGGCGTAGGCATGCGTGGGCGCCCGGTCCTCGAACCCGTGCTCCGCCTCATCTCACAGTACCGTCTCTACATCCTCGACCGGCTCATGATGATCGCCATCCGCACGCGCATTCCTTTGATCCGCAAGATGAGCAACGCCCCGAAAAAGAAACAGTCCGCCAAGACGGCCATGACAACCCAGAAGCTCCCGCGCCCGGGCACCGTGGCCATCGTCGACAAGGACGAGGTGTGGGAGTACCCTGGCGGCGTAGGCGACGGCGCCTCGGCCACATTGGAAGGCCGCTCCCTGCTGCTCCAGATTTCGGCCGGCGTCAACCTCCCGGAGTACATTGTCACGAGCGATGCGTCGAACAGCAACATGGCCTCGCTGCTCGCCGCGTCGGGCCCGGTCAAACCGATGATCGACGAGCGCCGACAGAGCTTCGCCAAGCAGTTCGCCGACCTCGCCGAGGAATGCGTCGGCGCCCGCCCGACCATCACGTTCCCCGACGTAGCGTCCGACAACCGGCTCCAGGAAGTACAGGCGCTGTCGATCATGCGCAAGGACAAGATCATCTCGGCTCGCACTTACGCCGAACGAATGGGCGAAGACTACGACGCCGAGCTGGAACGAATGCACCAAGAGCTGGACGACCAGATCGAGCTGGACATGCTGAACCCGGGCGACGACAGCGAAGGCTGGTCCGAGCCGACACAGCCGGCGGCGGCGGGAACCTTGGACGACGAGGAAGAGGAGGAGGAATAGCATGCCCGTTTGGAGCGCAGTGCACGGAGCCATGTACCTGTTCACCGAGGAGGACAAGTTCCCCGACCCCGGTCACCAGATCCTGTGGGATTGTGGCAACATGGAAGCCCCGGCCGACATACCGCAGGGCGAGCAGCGGCGCCTTACGTTTTCCCGGTTGCTCGACCGCGACCGGCGCCTGGACGACTACATGGCGCTCGCCCGTTCCGCGAAGCTCTTGCGCTTCGTGGTACACGAGGCGCGAGGGCACCGACTCGTGTTCACCTACCAGGTGAGCGACCCGCAGTTTGACATTACCGAAACCAAGAGCGACCAAGTGGCGCTGACCACGACGTTCGTTGTGCACTCCGTGACGGTCGAGCAAGGCTGCGATGGCGAAGAAGAAAAAAAAGCGTAGCGTCAACCAATCGCTGGCGGATACCATCCTCCAGCATAAGCATGCGCTCATCGCGGTCGAGGAGCGCGAGATGGCGGCCATGCGCCGCCACTTCAAACGCGCACTGAGCGACGTCCAATCCGAGATCGCACGGCTCGACATGAACACCGTCGCGACCTCGTGGTCGGCCAAACGCCGCGCCCGTTTGGAGCGGCAGCTCATCAATCTCGTCGACGCCGCCGCGCTGGCGTCGAGCAACGACCTCATGCGTACGCTGGAGGATTTGATCCCGGCCGAGAACCAGGCGTATACCGGGATCCTCAAAGACGCATTACCCGAGCCGCTCGACTTCGCTGTGCAGCTCGAACGGATCCCGATCGAGCAAGTACACGAGATGATCAACATGCCGCTCGGCGGCGACACGTTGAAGGGGCGGCTCAAGACGATGCGGGCCGGCGCAGGCGACGACGTCAAGTCGGCCCTGGAGACCGCGATGATGCTGGGCGAGTCGTCCCGTGACGCCGCCCGCCGCATTCGTCAACACGTGGTCGGCGGCACCATGTACAACGCACAGCGGATTGCGCGCACCGAGATACACCGCGCATCGACGATGGCCCAGATAAACGCCTACAGCAAACACTCCGACATTATTAAAGGGGTGGAGTTTACGTCGACGCTCGACGACCGCACGTGTCTCGAATGCGCCTCGCTCGACGGCCGCGTGTTCAAACCGCTGCCCGATGGTTCCCTCGACATCCCCGTGGACGCCGAGCCGCCCGTTCACCCCATGTGCCGTTGCACGCTCGTCCCCGTCACCAAGAGCTGGAAGGAGCTGGGGTTCACCAAGAACGACATGGCTGGGTTCCCTGGGCTCCGTGACCTTGACGGGGCAAAAGCCACTATGCCCCGGTACCCCGCGTGGTTCGCCAGGCAGTCGAAGGATGTCCAAGTGTCGATCCTCGGCCCTGGCCGTTGGGCCCTATGGAACACGGGCAAGTTGAGCTTCGGCTCTGCACGACAGGCATTACCGAAGCGGGTCAAACCTTTGAACCCGAAGAAGCTCGCCGACCTGCGTGGCCTCGGCAAGGGCCAGAAGCCGAAGAGGCAAGTAACGAAGGGCCCGAAGCCTACGTTCAAGAAATCCGAGATCCGACGCATGGTCCGGGACGAAGCTATCCGTGCGGGTTTGACACGCAAGCAGATGGCCATGCACTGGCGCGCCGTGCGTGCAGGCAAAACCACTTCCCTGTCGAAGCGCATTTTTCACTACCACTCGAACAAGCGCCAGGTGTCGATCTTCGAAGCGCTGGAGAAACGTAACAGATTTGTGGCGAGCGTCCGTAAGCGCTCCCGCGCATTGATCCGGGAGGCCGAACGGTACGGGGTGCCCGACAAGAAGCTGGCAGCGAAGCTGTTCAAAACTACGGTCGATCTCAGCTTCAAGTCGAAGCGGGCGAGCGCAGAGCTGACTAAGCTCGGCCCGACGGTCGAGAAGGAGGCGCGAGCAGGCCTCGCTAAGCTGGAAAACCTGTGGTTGAAGAATGGCGGGTATGGCCTCGTCGCACACCGCGACCCGTTGTCCCGTACCGCCATCGTACTCGGCCGAAGGAAAAGTTCATACGACATCCGTGGTAGCTATTTAGAGCGCCCCGCCGTCACGTGTCCTCGGGCGGCCCGCCCGGACAACTGGGATAATGCAACGGATCGGATCCAGATATCGCTAAGCGACATGGTCTGGCTCGCGCGCACAGACGACCCGGCGAAGGAGCTGGACTACTTGCGCACGTTCACACATGAGATGGGGCATGCCCTAGAACATTCGAGCAAAAGCACGTACCAGAAGGCAGCCACTTTTTACGACAAAAGGACTAAGGGCCAGCCGCTTGAGTCGCTGGCATCGGTAACCAAAAACCGTAACTACGCGTCTTGGGAGAAGACCCGCAAGGATAACTTTTTCAAAGCGTACGTCGGCAAAGACTACCATCACAAAGACTTCGAGGTGACCTCGATGGGGTTCGAATACATTCCGGGCCTAACGTCTACAGCGAAGGACTTCGACGAGAAGACTTATGCGCGAGAGTCTGCCGACTGGGTGTCGCATGACCCAGAGCACTTTAGCATGGTGCTCAACATGATCGTGGGTGGCTAGTGGCCAAGATAGTAGTAGGTAACCTCGTTGCCACATGGGAAGGCCTCGACCCTGAAGAGCCGGGCAAGGTAGCTGTTTCACTGCCGTTAGACCCGACCCC